GCCAAGTATTACAATGAAGCTTTCAAAAGAACAAGGTGGAGGCTGGGCTACTATCGAATACAAAAAGATGGCAATCTCTTTTCAAGAAAATATAAAGAACAAGCAAGTATTGCATCTTTGCGGTAATCCTCTGAATTTCACATTGATGGAAACTAACCCTACAACAAAACAGAGTGAGGATTTTATTACATTTAAGCAGTATTGGGATTTAAGAAACCAAGATGGCATGAAGACAAAAATGGTTGATGCTCAAAAATCAGTTGGAGATGCAGGACTTCTATATTATTTCGATAGGAAGGGAGAGATTAAATCGCGATTGCTATCCTACATGGATGGATATGTTCTCTGCCCGCACAATGATGATAACGGTGATAGACTATTAGAAAGCGTTTATTACAAAAAGGATGACGTAGAATATATTGATTCTTATGATGATAGATACATGTATCGTCACATGAACGATGGAAGTGGTGCGGATGAAAACGGTTGGAAATTAATATTCAAGAACGAACATGGATTTAGCGAAATCCCTCTGATTACTAAAAGAGGTAAAGTCGCTTGGGATGATGCTCAAAGTTCAATTGAAGCCTATGAAGTGTTATATAACATATTCTTAGTGATTCAGAAACGACATGGATGGGGTATATTATACATCAAAGGGCGTTTTGATAATGATGGTAGAAAGATTGCTGGTTCTGTTATCTTGAATGACAGAAGTGATGACGCTAATAGTGATGCCAAGTTCCTTACTCCACCAACTCCGGAAGGAACTATTGAAACGCTGAATCTCTTAGAGGAAACAATACAGAAAGGGTCAAAAACGACATTTATTCTTCCGAAAGATATTAAAATGTCAGGAGATATTTCCGGTATTGCCATCATGCTTACTCAATCATTGGACATAGAGAATGCTCTTCAAGGTGTTATTGAATGGCAGAATGTAGCTGATAAAATGTGTCGCTTATTCAAGGAGGGATTAGCTAAGGAATTGGTGCAAAAAGACATTCAACCAACGGCTATTACAGACTTCAACAATATTAAGATTAATGCCAAATTCAAAGTATGGAGACCTCAATCTGATACAGACTTTGCACAAATGTTGGTTACTTTGAAATCTAATGGATTATTGTCTGAGGAAAGCGGCATTGAATTAAGCCCAGTGTCTTCTCCAGATGAAAAAGCAAGAAGACAGAAAGAAAAAGATTTAGAGAAGAATTTAGAGATAGAAAAAGAAACTATAATTAACAATTCTAATAGTACTAACAATATTAAGGAGGAAGAAAATGTATAACGACGTAATAAAACAAGTTTTAGAGATTCCAGAAAGCCCCGAACATTTTACTTTATCTGATCGGAATCCATTTTATGTATTTCCACAAAAAAAAGATGATACCGCACCTGATGTTTTTAATATTAAGGCTGAATGTTCTGCGGCAAGAGCAAGTAGTACATCCGTGAATATTCCTTTAGTTTGTAATCAGTGGAATGTTATTCTTCTGCAAGGCATACATTTAACCGCAGATTTAAAAACTAAGTATAAATTATTTGCAGGGGTAAACTATTCTTACGAGCCATGAAAATCGGAGTTGGAATAGGATTATCGTATCCTAAATACACTACATTTGTAAATAGGGGAGGGCAAACTTCTCCTTTTCACCCTTCTCTTGTGGATTATTGGAGCTTTAAAGGTAAGAACAATTCCGATAAAGATAGGAATACCATCAAAGGGGTAAAGGGTAATATTCTTAATGCTTATAACTTCGGTTGGAGCTTAGGCAGTGGTTATGGGTTATTTAAGGAGAATTACCTAACTTATAATAAAGCGCAGAATGTATTCGTAACGGGTGATCATTCTGTTACGATAATGAACTTTGTTCCGGCCAATAATTGGATACTTTCAAAATACGGGAATAGTCAATTAAATGCTACAAGAATAAGAGTAACAGGACTTACAGCCAACAACCAACTTGCTTATGGGTATTCACCTACTAATGATGGAGCAAGAGTCTTTATGGCAATTCCTTCGGATGGAGAATATGATTTACCTAAGAGTGTAGTTAATACTCAAACTTATAGTGTTGGTTTCATTGTACAGAACGCCTTATCTAAAAATGTAACTATACAGCAAATTCCAGAGTATGAAGGAGCAATAGTTACTGATGGTATAGATGACTATCTGAAACTTGATAAAGTAGGGTATAAGGTGGGTACTATAATTATAAAATTTAAACCTATTAATATAAAACCCAATATTGTTAATTCTATATTAAATATTCATACAGATGAAGTAGCTTTACAATATGAGACTTCTGGTGTACTTAACAACAATTTTACAACATATAAAAATTATGGAGAATATAGTGTTGGAACATTTAATATAGATAAAAACGCTGCAACTCCTCTTACATTAGGTTGTAAATTAAGTAATTCAGGTCATCCAATGGAATATAGTAATGTAGCTATATATTCTGTTGCCATATATCAAAATGTTCTCACCGCTGAAGAAATTCAGAAAGAAATCAACGTCATGCAATATGACACTCCAAATCCAGTGTTCGCATTGAACTTTGATAATTTCGCCTATAAAGCAGTTGATTATCCAGATTTTGCTACTGGCAAAGTTACAACAAATAAAATTGTTGTAGATAGCACAACTGAAACCTTTACTGGGGCTATTGCATTAGCTAAAGACCCAGAAGCTACAACTGGTGATCCAATTGAAGTATCGGCTTATAAATTAAAAGTTACTGGGATTGATGCTTATAATAATCCTGATGGAATTTGGGGAATAGCATTAATGCCAGCTAAAATTAATGATGAAAATACAGGTAATTGGGACTCTCCTATTCCAATATATAAAGATGGTGTCTATGATATACCTGCTATATTAAAAGAAGATCGTGTATATAATATGGGAATAGTATCTCAAATAGTCATCAATAAGCCTATTGAGATAGAAATCCTCTACGATAAGAATATCACAAAGAGCTTCCCGGAGACCAAACAAATATTTCCTTAAAGTTAATAAGAAAGTTATGAAATTTGCAATACTAACAAAAGAGTGGCTAAACAACAAAGGCGTTGTTATACAGCCAGAGTGGAGACATAATATAGCTAAAACTGAATATATTCTGCATCAAGAGATGATTAGTCCTTTGTTGAATGATACAGATAATATTACTTTTTATGAGTATGATAATACTGAGTTTATTAATATAATCAATAGCCCTTCTTGGGTATTGCCAGAAAGGGAAGAAATACTCCGCAGTTCGCGTAGAAGGTAATTTTAATCATTACAAATAAGAAGATAGCCATGCCCCAATAAGGAACATGGCTACTTTTTTATGCAAAGACTTTGCAATTAACACTTCAATTGTTATCTTTGCGATTAAAACCATACAATCTATGGCAAAAGTAACTAATTTTTCTGAATCTGCAAGCGATAGCCTGCAAATTTCAGCGTCAGCCAACGAAAAAGGCATAGAGATAATCAAAAGTGTAGCTGATTTCTACAAGGCAGTGCCTATGACAACTTCACTTAATGTTGCGAATATTTTCGGGAAGCAACACAAACATGTTCTTAGAGATATAAAAGAATTAGATTGTAGTGACGATTTCCGAGAGTCCAATTTTGGGCTTTCGTTCATTATCAGAGAGTTACCGACTGGCGGCTCAAAACAAGAACCTTATTACACAATCACAAGAGATGGATTTACGTTCTTGGCCATGGGTTATCGAGGTAAGAAAGCCGCCGAATTTAAAGAAGCATACATTAAGGCTTTTAATGAAATGGAGAGAGAACTAAACAACTGGAAACAGACACGATGTAAAGCAAAAGAAATCCGAAAATCACTTACTGATGCAATTAAAAACAATCTTGATACGAGCAAGCCATTTGTGTATTCTAACTATACAAAATTAGCCGTAAGAAAAGCGTTTGGCAAATCAATAGAGCAAATGAGAGAAGAGAAAAGTATTTCAAATGTAGACAATCTCAGAGATTTCTTAAATTCAGAGGAGGTGAAGAAGTTAGAATACTTTGAAAGCAAAATTGCAGGCATGGTTGATACTTTAAAAATCCTTGGTATGGATGACAAAGATATATATGACAAAATCAAAAAAGCTAATATCAAATAAGACATGAAGGATTTGATTATCAATTGCTCCCCAAAAATGAGGAGCAAAAAACAGGGAGAGGAGGGCATAATAAGGTAGATTATATTCTTACCGTTCCCTGCATGGAATTCTTTAATTGGACTATTTAAAATTCATTAAAGCATAAGAAACACTTTGTGATATTAAAAAACCGTTCTATATTTGCAAAAGAAAATAAGACTTGACTACCACCAAGCAAAAATATATTAAAGCTTTATAGCAAGCCCAATGTGTAGGTGTGTGGTAGCCCTATATGTTGGGCTATTTTTTTATTATTAAAAATTTAATCAAACAGGATTTACTTATGTTAAAACAAAGGTCAGTTACAGTTGAAAATGAAATTCAGATTTTCGAAAATGTCGAATTCGGCAAGGTTAGAACAATGGTTATAAATGATGAACCGTGGTTCGTTGGGAAAGATGTGGCGGAAGCATTGGGGTATTCTGATACAAGCAGCGCAGTAAGCAAAAATGTAGACGCTGACGAAAAAACCACATTGCTTTTAGAGCAAGATGGTTCTAACTACAAAAGTAAAACAACATTGATTAATGAAAGTGGTTTGTATAGTCTAATTTTGTCAAGCAAACTGCCGACAGCTAAAAAGTTTAGAAAGTGGATTACTTCGGAAGTTCTGCCATCAATCCGCAAAACTGGTCAATATTCAGCCACTAAAAGCATATCACCCACAACAGAGGAAGCTGTTTTATGGATAACATTTGTAGGCAAGGAATTAGGATTGAATGATTCATCTAAACTCTTACTTATGAAGCAATGGGGAGAAAGAAAAGGGTTGCCGACTCCAGACTATGTAAGTTCTAAGGATGTCTTGCTGTCTGCCTCCGAATTGTTGAAAAGAAACAATGTGAGTGTAAGCGCAAGGGTATTCAATGTGGCCATGATAGAAAAAGGCTTTTTGGAAAAGTGTACTCGCCCTTCAAGCAAAGGACAGAAAGTCTTCAATCACCTAACTACTAAAGGTCTTGCCTACGGAGAAAATCAAGTTTCACCAAGTAATCCAAAAGAAACACAACCATTATATTATGAAAACAAATTTAGTCAACTACTCACGGAAGTAGGTTTGCGATAAAAAAAGTTCATTTTATGATTGGATATTGTTTTTAATTTGATTATCTTTGCAATGTAGAAGCCGAAAGTCAGCCGGGAACTCTTAAAAAAAATGGGAGTTTTCGGCTTATCTTATACTCACCAGTATCTTTTTAGTTCACTTTTTCAATCTTTTCTTTATCAGTTCATAACAAAATGCTATATTTGTATTTAAAAATAAAAACGTTTTTAGAATGGACTGGACAACTATATTAAATTATATTATCGGAGGGGGTGGATTGCTAACGTTTGCGCTTTCTGCATATAAAGCAAGGCCAGAAAAAGTTTCTTTCGAAATAAAAAATCTTAGAGAGCTAGTCGAAGAAATAAAGACTAATGCAAAAGAAGAAAAAATAGAATATGAAGAAAAGATGTCTAAATTAGAGCGGAAAGTAGACGAATTAGAGCTTAAAGATGAAATAAAATCAAGGGCTATAGCTCAATACTTAAGATGCTCTTATCCTCCAACAGATAAAGAATGTCCAGTCGCAGTTTTTATTAATCGTTCTGAGGATATTATAAAACGTAAGACAAAAGAACTAAAAGATAAAAGAGAAGCAAATGAGCAATAACATTTTACTGACAGTATACACTTATGTAGATGGAGTTTCTGATACTCCGTTTCCTAATGCGGAAAATCCGTTAAAAATCAAATATACTTATAATGCTCAACGAATGGGGAGCAGTTCTTTAACGGCTACTGCAATGTATCCGACTTGCCTTGATGATCTATGGGTGAGTGGGAAACAATACGTAGATTTCAAGGGGGAACGATATTTCATTGTAAAAACGCCATCTTCCTCAAAGAGCAACGATGATGTTAGATACAAACATGAATTAGAATTCTTATCCGGCAGAAGCGTATTGGATAATGTGTATGTGTATGATGTAGTTACTGGTGATGCCGGAAATACAGATCGTTATGTAAGCAATAGCACAAAAGTTCTTTTTTATGGCGACATTCAGGAGTTTGTCGCAAGACTTAACTTCTCTCTTGAATATAGTAATTTAGTATATCGCATTGTCATAGATGAAGGTATTACTTCCGAAGCAAAACAAGTTTCTTTAGAAAATATGTTCTTTAGCAATGCTTTGCAGGAAATATTTAATATCTTTGAATTGCCTTTCTACTTCGTCGGAACAACAATTCATGTTGGATTCACGAATAATGCAATCACGCATACATTCAAATACGGAAAAGATTTTGAACTTTTGTCTGTAAGCAAAACTAATGCTAATTATAAAATAACCAATAGAGTTACTGGTACAGGTAGTTCAGATAATATTCAATTCTATTATCCGAATCCGAGCAACGATAGAAAGGCGATAGAAGAAGCAGGAGGCACATGGATTACTCCTTCACAAGTATTAATGCCTCCAATATATAGACAGACAAATGGAGCAGAACGTTTTTATAATGCTTTAAATAATAAATATATTAATCCCGATACAGGTGATTATTATACCTTTGAAAATCTTTATCTACCGACAAACCCCAAAGAGCAAATAGTCGATTTTTCTTATATCAAGCCAAGTATTAAAAATGCCTTAAACAAAGCTGGTGTAAGAATGGATGTGATTAAAGCAATCGCCTTTGATCAGAACGACGACGATTCAATAAACAAAGACACTGGTGAATATGTTCACTCTTACTTTTATGTTAAACTAAATAAGTTCGATGGAGACTTTGGTTTTAACTTATTTGATCAAGCTTTAGTCGGAAGCGATGCAACTGTTTCGATGACAAGTGGGGCTTGTGGGGCTTGTAATTTCCAAATTGGAGTAACAGAAATTACACAAGAAGGGAAACAAGTATTCAGGAATCCTGTTCAAGTCGATAGTAAAGGCGATATTGTTCCTGGTGATTATGCACAAAAGGTTAATGTAAACAATCTGCAACCACAGCAGCAAAATACCATGACCAATGAAGTGTGGATTGCCCTCAAAAAGGATAATACTACATTTGGTATTGTAATGCCCAATGCAGGTAATAATATAAAACCAAGTGTTGGAGATAGCTTTGTCTTTTTGAATATTGATATGCCACAAGCCTATATAACGAAGGCTGAAAAAGAATTAGAAGAAGCTATCATTAAATATATGGCAAATAATAATAGGGAAAAGTTTACCTTCTCTATTAAATTGAGTCGTATTTTTTTAGCCGAAAATCCGAGCATTGGAAATCTGTTAAACGAGAATGCGCGTATAAATTTAGAATACAATGGGCAGTTTCATCAATTGTACGTTTCAAACTATACGCTAAAAGTTGATGAAAATGTATTGCCTGAAATTTCAATTCAGTTAACGGATACTCTGACCATTGGAAAGAACTCTCTTCAAACTGCAATTGACGGAGTAAAACAAGACATAATGAACTCTATCGGAAGTGTGGATTTCCTAAAACAAGGATTGAAATACTTTTTGCGAAAAGATACCAGTGATTACGCAAGAGACTTTATTACTTTTTTGAGGGGATTAAAAGTTGGTTCTTATACCGAAGGAGGCAATAGCGGAGGTATTTTCGCTATTGATGCAAATGGAAAAACTTACATCGAAACAGACATGTTGAAAGTGCGTGCAAAAGCGTATTTTGAGACATTAGAGATAATCAACACGAATAGTATAGGAGGTAGACAGATAATCACTCCTGGCGGAAGTATAACCTGTAATAAAGTTGTTGAAGGAGATACTTATTATCGTTGCTATTTCGTAAACGATGCAGATAATACACCAATTGAAAATAGGTTTAAGGTAGATGATCAAGCTTTATCGCAAGACTTCAATATCAAGGAAGGTATTTATGAAAATGTATCAAATCATTATTATTGGAGAAAGGTTGTAGCTATCGGTGAAGATTATATTGATTTATCTAAGACGGATGCTGACGTAAGTAGTGATGTACCCAAAGCAGGAGACGTTATTTGTCAATTAGGTAACAAGACAGATAAAACTCGCCAAAATGCTATCATATTCTCTGCTGTAGACTTTTATTCTCCAAGTATTACTTTATATGCTGGCATTGATAACTATTCCTACGTGAACAAAGAATATGTTTCTTATGGCGTTGACAAGACAACAAATGAAGCCTTCTTTAATGTTTACGGACGAATGTATGTAGGAGATAGAAACAAGACTTCTTACATGCAATATAGCGAAAAGGATGGTTTGCAAATTAAGGGTAAATTGCAAATTGGAACAACCATTGGATCTGGGCAAACGGTAGAAGACGCATTAGAACAAACTAAAAATGACGCTATAGCTGGTGCAAAAGAAAATCTGGATGAATTTGCAACGATAGTCAATGGCAGCTTAGGAGACTTACAGAATCAAATAGATGGAGCGATTGAAACTTGGTTTTACGATCCAGTGCCAACACTAACAAATCAACCTGCTGTAAATTGGACTACTGATAAAGACAAAAACATCCATTTAGGAGACTTATATTATGATGGTAATGGGAAAGCCTATAGATTCCAATTAACAGGCACAACGTATAAATGGAAAGTACTTACAGATAGCGATATTACTAAAGCTTTAGCAGATGCCAAGAAAGCGCAAGACACAGCAGATAGTAAACGAAAAATCTTTGTACGCCAACCATTAGATACTGAAACGTATGAAGTCGGGGATCTTTGGGTGAATGCCACTTTTGGTAGTACTTATTCTAATGATGTCCTTCGATGCAAAACAGCTAAAGCAGCAGGAACATCTTTTTCTATCAACCATTGGGAAAAGGCTTCTAAATATACTGATGATCAAGCGGCTTTAGAAGCACAAAGATTAGCTAAAGCGGCACAAGCAGATGTCGATCAAGCCAAGCGAGATATAAATGGATTAGATGGAGAAGTAGACGGATTGCGTAATTTTACAGACCAAGCTTTTAAAGACGGAGTAATTGATAGAAGCGAAGCTACTGCAATAGCCAAATATCTCAACAATATCGAAACTTCGCAGAAAGATGTAAGCCAAAGTTTCGCGAAGGTGTACAATAATCCATTGTTATCGGGAATAGCTAAGACAAATCTGAATAATGCGAATATTGCCTTTAATGCTGCTGCAACAGATTTGATTTCAACGATTAGAACAGCTATTGCAGATGGTATAACTACAAATACAGAGAAAGCCGCAGTTGACGATAAATATTCTGTATTTAATACTAAATATGGAGATTATATCGCGTATTTAAATGAAGCCAATAAGTTTATTCAAGACCAAATAAAGACT